TTGTATTCGTTGAAGCTTGTAAGAATTCAATAGGTATGGTTACTTCAATAACACCATTCAAAGGGTCAATAAAACGTACATTTTCTACTACTTGATTAGAACCGTTAGAGGATTCAAGATATATGTACGTTTCAGTGTTTTCTTCACTAATTAATAAAGGTTCGTTGTTTTTAGTCACATAAAACCTTAAAACAGCAGTTTTATCATCTAAATTATAAAAACCGATACCTTCATCAGATATCGGTTTTAAGTAAGGCTCGTTTTTAACTTCAATTTTACCAATCTTTTGTAATTCCATTATTTTTCCTCCCCATTTATAACGTTTCTTAAATCATCATCGTATATAGTATTAGGGTAAATTTGTGTGAACGTATCTTCTTTAAGATTACCGTATTCTCCAGATTTTAATATCTGAATAGAATTAGCAGAATGCGTAGGAGTGAACTTCGCAAATAATTTAATTTGTTTTATTGTTACAATGCCAGCACCTTTTTTCTTAACATCTAATACTGGCATTACTGTATCAGTACGTTTAGTACCTGGTTCAGTAATCGTTGACATTTGAACACCAGCAGCAGCATATATAGGGAAGGTCGTATTTCCTTTGTTTAGTTTATGTTCAATTGAAAATAGATTACGTTTTCTACTTTTACCAAACCCAAAGAATGGATGATAATTTTGAACAATATTAGGGCTAATCCCCACTGTAACATCTCTATCAACGTTTATAGTCACATATCCATAGAGCTCTACAAATCCATTTGCTAAAACTTTGAAACGCTGCTGACTCATCATTATACGTTGCCATTCATTTCTTTCTGCACGTAGGGTAATGACTTCAGATGTTTTATTGTTAAATCTATCATCATAGACCATAACTTTAATAAAAGGATCTAAAGATGTTTGACCATTTTGGTAAGATTCAAATTGTGCCATTCTAAAAATTACATTACCTACCCAGCGTACTGAACGTCTCATTTCTTCAGGACTTTTCTTTTCACCGACACGTTTTTCATTTATTTCTGAAAGATATGACGTTGTTTTATTTCGAATACCTACCCAATTACTAAAAGATGATAATGTACTGGAACCCCAAACAACGAGATCTCCGTTACTTTTTAAATTGTTAATGAGTTGAGTCATATTATTATTTTTTTGATTGGCCCATCGAGGATAAAATAAACAGTAATCATTATTTACTGAAATGATATCATGCAAATCCAAGTGAGCTGTCAAATTATCTATACGTTGAACTAAGTTACGCATATTTTGTGATTCTTTTTCAGAAAAAGGACTTTTGCCTTTGAAGTTAGATTTATCTGGATCTGTCCCTTTACCTGCTTTCCAGTTATAATCAAAATTTCTGTTTAAATCTACATTATTCACATTCTCTCTTTTTTGATTTGCAAATCCCCACGGGTTAACCATAGGAACATAAATTAAACGTACATTTTTTCTTAAGTAAGTTAATTGAGGATACTTTTCCCACTCATTGACCAATAGGTTGACTATATGACACATATCGAAAAATCCAGTGGTCTCATTACCATGTATACATGAAGTGATAAGTAAAGTTTTGTGGTAATTTTGCGGTTCAAACGTGAATTTGTACACATTATATTTTCCTGATGTATCTTCTCCGACAACTTCTTTTGTAACATATTGATTATCAACTAAAGGATTTAAAAATGCTTCAATATGGGCTTCTGGTTCCCAATTATTTGGTGTTCCATTTTCACCTAATCTATTTCCTGGTATATATGGAGGATTCCAAATAAAATCGACTGCACCATTTGAATGTATTTCTTTATCTAATTTTCTTTTAATTCCTAAGAAGTCATGAAGAAGCCTTTCTTGCAACAAGGGATGTACGGTACCATCTATTGATACTCTGGCTTGTTTTGTTTCAGCTATACCGTCTCCATTTGCTCCTAAAACAAGCCCATTAATATTACCATTAAGATAATCTAAAAATGCAGAAACGTTTGTATTTCTATAATCAACTTGCATGGCTTGATGAGCATGATGCTTAGTTTCTGCGTGTGCGCGATGCTGATGATCTAATTCATTATAATAATTAAGTATTATTCTAAAATTATTTATCATCTTGGTTCTAAATGTGTGCCCTATTTGAATAGGAAAGTCTAAAGTTAATAACATTTTATGAACCTCCTTTTATTCCTTCTCTAAATGAGATATTCTTTTTTTAAATTCTTCATTTTCTTTTTCCAAATTTTCTATTTTGTCTAAGTAAACATCTAAACCGATGACTGCCTCTATGTGCGTGACTGGAAAATATTCTTCTCCATCTCTATCTTGTAGATATCTTATCGATACTTCTTTACTCATCAATCAATACACTTCCTACTGTTTCGTTATATTCCTGTAACACATTTAAAGAATAGTCACTAGTTTTGAATCCTTTTTTCATAAGATTATTAAACTTTCTTAACCTACGATTGAACTGTGATTGCATTTGTATAATATCTTTCTGAGCATTACTGAATTCCACTTCAATAGGCTGCGAAACAAGGGGATGATATTCAGTAAGCTTGACAACTTTTAAATCGGTATTAAACCCGATAGGTTTGTGTATAAATCGAATAGTATTATTTTCATGAATACTTTCTAATCCTAAATAATTCGTTGCTACTTCAATTGTTGGAATATCATCAAGTGTTTCTTTTAATTTCTTCTTTAACTCTGATTGGCTTGTAATATTATCATCATATATTGTAGGGGCTTCTGATTTACCATATTGCTTATAATATGGAGACTTATACTCAGCATATACATGATAAATATCTTTACCTTTAAGAACTGCAGTTAGATTTAAAACACTACTTTTACTAGTACCAACATACATGACTGGATTAGATTTCTTATAATCAATGCCGGATTTTTTCGATTTAAAAATTCCTCTAAAAGAATGTTTACCTTTTGATAATCCTTTAGCTAAAATCACTTTTTGCGTCGAAGCATGAGCGCTGTAACAATCAAAAGTCCCTTTGGACTTATCATCAATAAATACTTCGATTATTCCACCTTTAGGTCCTTTTTTTAGATTCCAAGTTAAGGTTTCATTCCCCCACTTACAATAAAATGTCTTATAAAAGGAGTCTCCTATATGTTCAGTAGACCAAGTACCTTCTTTATTAAAATTTCCAGAATACGAGAAATCTTTAGGCTTTATAGGTTTATAGTTTTTCGTTTCGGATTTTGACTTTTTCTTTCCGTATCCTTGAATGTAGGTACGTAATTCAGTTGTGATTGTTTTAGCCGAAACCGAACTATTGTTATATTTATAAACTAATATTTCATCTGATTTTTTATAAAAATTATCAGGTGTATAAATATGGAAAGTTTTATTATCAGCAAAAAATATATAGCCAAAATGCTCAGCACCTTCAATAAGATGTTCTAAACCATTTTTATCTCCGAACTCTTCAATATATTTACTCTCATTAAACTTTCCATGTAACTTATAATCGAAATTAAGTTTATTATTTTTGAATGCAAAATCAAGGTACTCTTTAACTTTCATAGAAATTTTTGTTTCAGTCTCATCTTCATCATTCAGTGACTCATCATCTAAATCTTTAGGTATATAATGATTTTGAAATTCCATAGAAATATGCTTAGCCTCAATTTCATTAAGTATTACACCTTCTTCATACTTAAGTTCAGTAGATTTAATAACATATTTCTGACCCTTCCAAATTAAATAATTTTCATTAATCAAACTATCGAATATATCGGCGTTAGCATTAGTTTTATAAGCAGTGAGAGATATGGATCGCTCATTATTTTGTTCATATTCATATTTAAAGGAACCTAAATCAAAGTCATTAACAATTTCCGAAAATGTCCCTTCTCTATTCATAAATATTAGATTTTCCAATATTCTCACCTACCTATAAATGTAATTAAATATAAATTCTGTTTTAGGACTATTGGATATATTGTGACCTCTAATTAAAATTTCATTCCAACCCGGCGCTAAAGTAATAAAATCATAATTTGTGTCTTTACCGACTCTTTTATTATTAATATAAGGATGCACTCCTATAATCGAAACCGTATTACGCTTTTTGAGAGGTTTTTTATATTCAAATATATCATTTGTGGTTAGATTAACGATTTCAAATCCATAAGGTGCTGTAAGTGTGCAATTAATATTTAATTTGTGTCTTAATAAAGGGTTAATGGTGTCTTTAGAACCGTTAAATATTTTAAAGTAACGAATATTGTGTTTATATTTAACTTCATCACTTCCTATAACACCTTGTTCAAACTGCCAACTTTCATCAGTCCAACTAAATTCAGAAGTGTCTTTTAATGATTCTGCATATCCTTTGTAGACAGAGTAAGTCACCTCAATAAGTCCAAATTGACTTGTTAGATTTTCATTACTCACTCCCTCTGGTATAACTGCATACTTTTTACCTGGCATATCTGAATGCCATACGAAATAAGGATTTCTCCTATTTATCAATTGACGTAACTTTTCTTTTGCTAATCTATATTCTTTATAATCCATGCCTTTATATGAAAATCTCAGTATCAAGTTAAAAGGACCGAAATTCATCGGTCCTTGTAAAACGCCATCGCTACCATTAACTTCAATCTGATTAGACTTTCTATCTAAATCCTCTTCTTCAAATTCTAGAAACTTAAGATGAGGAATGTCCGTGAGTGTTTCTTCGAAATGATCGTTAAATATTTTTACTTTTTTATTTTCCAATTTATAAACCTCCCTGGCTATAAGCAGCGAGTCTTAACCTTGAACCTTGTGCCTGACTTACATCACGTTCTGAAAAACCTTTCGGTTGTTTTTCAATATTTTCATTACTTCGTGCTATTTCCATTAACACGTTTATTTGTTTCTGTTGATTTTCTATCATTTGTAGTAGTAAGTCTGCGTTATCAACTGTATTACTAGTAACACTAGGTGTACGTAATTGGTTAGGTCGTTTATTTCTGTTATTTCCACTAATTTTACTCGCAGCAAGATGTAACAATTTCATCGCATCTGATTGTCTGCTTGGATCTGTAGGGATTACAATTTCTGGATAACCCCCTTCAGCAAGTTGATACATTCCCGATGTATTAATAACTCCGCCTGTAGCATAAGCAAAGTCACCAGCTCGTTTAAATGCGCTTCTCCAACTCCCCATAATAGGGACCCACTTACCTACAATGTAGCGCATAGCAGATATAGCTTCGTCAGTTGGGTTTAAGATGTTTCCGTGCCCTGGTTTAGCATATGCTCTGAAAGATGACCCAATCATTTGGAACATACCTTTAGAAGGGTCTCCCATTCTAGCATTAACGTCCCAGTTGTTAACTGCATCGGCTTGGAAATTAGATTCACGCTTGGCAACTCTCATCATTTGTTCGGTAATATAAGACGATTTATAACGTCCACCTAAAATAGATTGTGCTCTTTGAATTGCTCTACGTGCGTTTGCAGAACCACTACCACCAACTTTTCCGCCACCGTGACCTTTGAGCCACTTAAGTGGGTTTACAGTATTCTGGTTAGTAATATCATTATGTCTACCTTTTTCGACTTGGAAATGTAAGTGAGGACCAGTAGTCCAGTTACCACTATTACCTGTTTTAGCTATAGGTTCTCCTGCCTGTACTTTACCGTGTTTCAATATTTTAGATAAGTGCATAAAAAATAATGTGAATTGACCTGTTAAAAGTCTTGCAACAAGCCCTCCGCCAAAGTTATGCAATTCACCTAACTGTCCGCTATTCGTAGCGTTGATTGTCGTACCAAAAGGTGCGCCAAAGTCAATACCGTAATGATGACCTCCACCAAAACTATAACCAGGAGCGCCACCATTAGGATAATATCCCGTAGTAATTGGGAACTTAGTAAAGGAAGAGCCATCGCCACCACCGGCATCATTAAGCCATTCGTCAAATAATGACTTGACACCACTCTTTAATTTCTTGTAGGCTCCTTGCATTAAATCAAAAGGTAAAGGTGCATCCTTGAGAAAATTAAAGTTAAATCCAACTTTGTCAAAAATTTTGTTAACTAATTTACCAGGGTGTCCTATATAATCAAATACATCTCCTATACCTGATATAACTGCACTTCCAACCTTTTTAGCTTTAACCGCAACCTCAGAACCAACTTTCTTTACTTGATCTACTGCATTTCCTCCCAAGTCCTTGCCTTTACCTACTGTGCCTTTAATAGCTTTTTTACCTTTTTCAAACATATATTCAGCTTTTTCTTTGATAGCTGAACCGGTACTAAAACGAGGCATTTGGGATAGCATCGCATGAGTTTGTGTGCCATTATAAACTTTAGAACCTT